TTAATTTCTTTTTTTCATTTTCAGTCATTCCTTTGTAATTTAAAAAGGTGTATTTCTTTTCTCTTTTTAAAAAATTTAAATAGGTATTCTTTGCCATCGTATATATATATGACAAATGACCGTTTGAAATTCTGTCAAGAAGTTTTAAAGTTTCAGGAGAGTCATTTTTGATTTTATCAAATTCAGTATCAATTTTTATAAATACATCATGAGTAATGTCTTCGTAAATTTGGTATTTGCGATTAAAGTATTTCTGTTCGATTAAATAAACTATTTGCTTAATATTTAAATATTGCTTGTAGATTATATCCATTGCTTGTTTTTTATCCATGTGGTTTTTTATTAAGGGCTTTGTACTTTTCAATTATTTCTATCAGATTAAATTTGTCCCATTTGAATCGTAATCTCTTTGAAACATCAACGTGAAATTTTAGTTTGTCAAATCTTTCTTTGCCGATTCGATCAACAATGTTATAAGTGTAGTTCATTAATGCACCATGTTTAAAGTAGTTGCATTGCAGACATTGACCATGCACATTGTCCTCGTTAAATCTTACTGAAGGGTTTTGTCCTGCTGAGTAGAAATGTCCTGCTTGTAGAGTAGTGTATTTACCGCATGAGATACAAGCTTTGCCTTGATCTCTTTCTCTTATATATTTGTGAAAGTGAGTTACCGCAATTCTTTTTAACTGCGGAATTGTCTTGTTAAGATATGTTTTTTTATTAGCCATACATCTGTAAGGCTAATCCGACATTCAAATGTCAGTAAATTTTATTTAAAAACCAAGATTTATTCTTTTATGAAAGTGTAGATATAATTTTATTATATGCTTTTCTAGCATCTTTATCGCTTTTTTCTGTAAGCATTGAAGCTATTAAAATTGATATAATTTGTTTCCTTTGATATTCAGGTAAATTTAGGCACATTGTAGCAATGTTCTCTATCTCTTTATCCATAATATAAATTTATATAAATATACAAAAAACCCCCCTGACTAGGGGGGCAATCCAAACTAATTAAAATAATGAAACAATCCGTAAGTGGATCAGACTATGTTTTTTGTTTTTTATCTGCATACTGGCAAGCATCATTGTATAAGTTTCTGTTTACTTTATACACATAATCAATGAAGTAATTATGCCATTCTACTTGTGAATGAAGTTCAGTATTCTCTTCTTGTAGATTTTCTTTAATGTCCATACATTGGGTTTGTTTGACCAAGAGGTTTGCCCTTGTATGGAAAAGCACAAGCAAAACTATTTATGCTTACATAAGGTCTATCACAAGCGTGTTTTACTTTTCTTCTAAATACATTTTTTCCCTCATTTGCAGGATAAGGAACAACTGCATCTGTATGATAATTTGATTCTTCTTCTACTATTCTGCTTTCTATTGCAACTAGAGAAACCATTTCTTTAGTTACTTTCTTTACTTTATAAAAGTCAATATTGGTTTGCTCATATCCCCATGAAGAGTAAAAAATGTCGTTTTCTTTAATTTCTAATTGTATCATTTTGATTTGATTTTTTGGATTAAAACTTTTTTAATTTGATTAATTGTCTTTTGATCGAATGTGTTTAAAAACTCGTATGGACTAATGTTAAGAGTAAGATCAAAACTATTAAGCATTGATAAACCTTTTATGTTTTCTGTATCTTCTACAAAGCACTCCATCCCAATAAATAGTTCGTTATTGTCTTGCGTTTTATCTTGTGGTGGTGAGTAAGTATGTATTTTATTTACTGTTGCGAAAATTGTTTTTTCTCCTTTGTTTAACAGCCACTCATTTACTTTTTTAATTTTAAAATTCTCTGCTAAGATGTCATCTATATCTAATTTTGTCTGCCATCCTAATGGTTCATCATCTCCAACCATAACTTCAAAACTTATGGCATCTTTTATACTAGAACAGGCTTTGCCTTTTCCTGCTTTAGATGAACTGTACATATTTTCTCCGCATACTATTGAAATGCATTTACCTTCATCGGTAAATACTTTTGCCATTATAGCCTCAACTGATGGGTGTTTTCCAAATGCTAAATTTTTAAATTTCATATTAGAATGGTAAGTCATTTTCTTCCTCTTGTTCTTTCTTTGATTCTTGCATCATTTCAAATGGGTTAGGCGGTGCTTGATCTGGTTGATCTATGTCTAATTCACAATCTACTAGGTTTACATTAGTCCAGTACTTCTCTTCATCACTTTTGCTTTGTTGTGATCTTACCTCAAGCTTACACCTTACAGGGTTTCCTTCTTGAAATTGATTTGGTATTCCTGCATACATACCAATAGCCTCTAAGTAGTAGTCTTTGTTTTCTCTGGTCAACAGGATAGGTGCAATCTCAAACTTGTTAGCACCTCTGTATTGCTTATTGAATATTTTTTTAATTATACCATTTGTTTCTATAATCATTTTATTGTGTTTTTGATATATTAATAATCTTTTGTTCTATGTCTTTGTGTACCTGAACTGGTCTGTGTGTTTGTTTTGCTACTTGCATCCTGTTGTTTGCATAGATTCTAAAGTTGTTCATTATCTTCTCCAACAAGTTTTGACTATAGGTCTGTTCTGATTCAAGTATAATCTTGTCGTGAATAATTTTAATTTCTGAAGTTTTGAGATAATAATATTCTTTTAATATTATTCTTGCCATGTTTGTAATCTGAACATCTAATATTTCTTGTCTTGATCCCTTTAGGTCTTTTATGCTTAGGATAAAAGCTTCTAACAATGCCAATGTTTTTTCCTTGTTTGTTTTTTTAAGAGTCGCTAAAGTAGGAGTAGTGCGATCTTGTAGAGCCTGTTCTACGGTTTCAATTTTATCGTTATTAATAAAATTAGTTAGACTGTAACTCTCTTGTAATTTTTGCTCTGAGATTTGCGTTTGTGTCATTAGTTTTCTTTTTATTTATAATTTCATCTTCCCAACCTCTGTTGTTTAAGAAGGTTGTTGGATGTTTTCTAAATGATTTGTCAGGTGTTGATTCAATGTAAAAGGGTAGATAATCTATAATCTGCTCTTTTTCCTTTTGCTTTAATCTATCCCAAGCTTTATTGGATTTAGGTTTATTTTGTTTGTAATCGTATAAATTCCAAAAATCTTGAAAGGTTGGATAAATTTCAGTTTTAGTATCATTTATAGTTTTAGTTTCAGTTTCAGTTTCCATATGATTAACATATGATTTAGATATCTTATCTAAAGAGTTTGTTTTTTTCTTTCTATTATCCCTCCTAGACTCACTATAAGCCCTTCTACGATTCTGCTCAAACTCAAGCTTTTCGTTATAATACAACCCTTCTCTGTCTCTTTTGAACATACTGAACACATCTTCATCATATGTTTTACATATGATTAACATATCTTTTTTACGTAATCTTCCTCTTTGATGCTGTGCACATAAAAGATCAATAAACTTTCCTTTTTGTTCATGATCTAAGAACATTGTTCCTGATATCCAGTCTGAAGAGTAAAAGAGAAATGCAGGGTCTTTACTCATTTTGTAACTTTATTTTTAATTTGTTCGTGTAATTGTTTGATAGAATAATAAATCTGTTCCCTTACATTTTCAGGAGATATTTCTATTAATTCATTACACAATTCTTTCCAATGTGTTGGTAAGCTTTCTGAATCTATACCTCGTAATTTAGTTCTTAGGTAATCGGAAAAATGTTTGAAGTTCTGCGACTGAGTATAAAGTTTGTCGTGATCAACTAAATATCTTAAAATTTCTTTGCTTTCTCTATTTAAAAACTCAGCTATTGTTAAATCTCTAAGTCCTGAATATTTAACCTTAACATATTTAACAAAAACTAAAAGTAGTTTTATGTCTTTTTGAGTTTGTTTTTTACTTGTTATATCAACTGCATAGTCTTCAAGAATAGTATTTTTGTATTCTGATAAACATATGTCAGGACTAATTTTAAAATTTGCTTTCATAATTTAAATGTTAAAAAGTAGGCAGATTAATTGTCGGATTAGCCTCTGCCTACTTTTGTTAAAACAATACTATCCTTGCTGTACTTAGGTGTTGGAAAATTTTGTGTAACACCATCTTGATCGACAAACATATTGTCTTCAGTTAAAACTGTATTACCCTTTTCAATACCTTCATATGCGGATTTGTATTTGTCTTTTTCCTGTTTTAATAATTCTTGTGCTTTTTGTACTCCTTCACATTTTGAATAGTCAAAAGTTCTACTGCCTTGTCTAACAATCAATTTTTCTTCGCCTATTTGATAATCTCCGTTTCCAACAAGTTCTGTCATAGATTGATCTTCAATCTTTTGTTTTAGTATTTGTATTTGTTTTTCAAACTTTTTTATCTGAAATGTGACAAATGTTGCAGGCACATTTCCTTCTTGTACTTCTTTGAGTATGTTATCTAAATAACTCTCCCCAAGATGTTTTTTGCTAATAATCTGCATTTCCTGAGAAACTGGTTTTTGAGTTTCTTTATCTGATTTTAATCTGATTACTTTCATAATTAATTCATCCAATTGTTAAACTTATCTGCTGTTTCTAATATTTTTTCAATTCCTATTTTATCAGCTATTACTAAATCTTTTGCATATGATAAAGCGAATGATTTGTTTGAGCTTTTTTCTTTAGAGTTTGAGAATTGCTGTGCTTGAACAAATTTTATCTTGTTGTTTCCTTGCATATCTTTTCCTGCTAATTCATAATTGACAGAATCTCCTTGATTGTATTTGGGTGTTGATGTAGTGTGATTAGCCATTCCTACAACTCCATCCTCTAATTCATATTCAAAAGAATAAAATTGTCTGTTTTGATACAGGAAATCTCCGTTTCCTTGTACTTTTTTAACTGTGCTTTGTGCCATTGTGTTTTATTTTAGAATTAATTTTAATACTCATTGCTATATCATGTAGTGATTGGTATTCATCATCAATAAATGATTGTTGACATTCATCTAATTCATGATAGTCATATCCAATAACCTCTTTTGCTATTGAATTTTTTAATACTGATTTTGTGTGTTTTTGTGCCATTGTGTTATTTCTATATTTGATCAATTATTTTTTTTACAATTAATTTATCTTTTATTGATAAAGCCTTAAACCATTCATAGCTACAATCCTCGATTAGTACATCTGCCATAAAATCTGGTTTATCATCGCTTTTTATTGGGTATGTGATTCCTTTTGTTTCATCAACATAGCAACCAACTGATTCTAATTTTCTCATTGTCTTTTGTTTTTAAATGATGGTTTGAGTGAGTAGAAGGCAAATGGTGTTCTCAATGTGCCACATGATTTAAGGGTCTGTAAAGCTGTTAAGTCTCCAAAATCCCAGTCCTGAAACTTTTCTTTAAATTCTTGAACTGTAGTCTCAAACCAATCTTCTTTGTCTGCGTACGTTTTGTAAATTTTCATTGTGTTTTAATTAGTGTGTTATCTGTCTAAATATTCTTGTAATTGTTTTTTTGTAATTACGTTCTTGCCACCTCTTTCAAGAGGTTTAAGCATTCCCTCTTTGATGTCTTGTCTTACATAGTATTCTGATAAACCAACTATGCTACTGACTTCTTTGATCGTATAAAACCGATCTATTAATTTTCCATCTTCATCGTGAGTAATTTTCTGTCTTAGCTTATTAATTGATTTAGTGTTATTGTCTATACTATCTCGCATATAGTTTAGAACTTCTAACACACCATCAATCGGACTACCTTCAAATTTTTTCATGCTACTAATTTTTTGCTGATTTCTTTTTTAATTTCTGTATGCTGTGGTTTGGTTGGTGTTTGCTCTTCTAGTTCTGAATCTAAAACTGTAATGCCAAACCAAATGCTTTTGTCATTTTTGCGAACTTTATAGAACTTTCTCAATTGTCCTGCAACAATTATTGTAAATTCCCCTAAATCAATCATAAGATGTAATGTCTGATCCTTGACTTTTTTCTTAGAAGAAAATGATTGATTATCATTCTTTTGAATTTTGATCTTGTTAATAGCTTGTAAAGAAATTTTTAGTTTATTGTATTTTTCCTGTTGCATATTTGTTTACTTTTAATGAATACTTTAAAAACATTTTATTTTTTATGTTTTAAATCTGTTACAAATATACACAAAAACAACAAAAAGACAAACATTTTTTTAAAAAACAACGAATTTTAAAAAAAATAACAACAAAAAATAAGCATGGAAATCTCACCGCAAAGCAAAAGATTAAAAGTTTTTATTGATTCAACAGGGATGTCAGTAAGAGAATTTAGTAAGCAATGTAAATTACCTAGCAGTAGTTCATTGCATCATGTAATTACGAATGGAAAAACACCATCCGCAAAGCTTTTAGATAAAATTATATTGCGTTTTCCACAACTAAATTACGATTGGGTACTTTTAGGTTATGGCGAAATGATTGTCAAGGGTATGCAAAATCAGCCTGCGAACGCTAACTCTCTAAAAAAATCTATGGATGCTTCGTATGATAATATTCAAGAGTATCTTGAGAATCATGACTATGCATTAAACTATCTAGCTAATAAAATTGAAAAGGCACTACTTTCTAGTGTTAAAACATTTCAGCAGGTTAATAATAGAATGGATGCTTTTGAGCAGAAACAAGATGATTTTATAGAGTTTTTAAATGAGCATAGAGGAAAAGCTGTTGAAGCAATTAATCATCAACTAGAAACTAAGCTTCAAGAAATGAAAACAGCAGTAGAAAGTAAATCTGATCAAAACACAAAAAAAGCAATTGATTTTTTACTTTCTATTAAAAAAGGAACTGATGAAAAAGCAGACAAAGTTCTAGGCGAATTTAAAAAACATACTAATCCCAAGCCTCAGAAATAGCTTCAAACAGTTTGTCTTTATCAAATTTAATGTAGTTTCTAAGTGTTTTCAAAGACTTTATGCCTGTTGTTTGCATAATCATACTTATAGGCACATTCTTTTGCTCTGATAAGGTTATAAACGTTCTTCGTGCAGTATGACTAGCAATAAGTTTCCATTTTGGAACATCTTTGCTTACTTTTTTGTTTCCGTAAAATTTATCTATTTGTATAATTTCATCAAACCCTGCAATCTTGCAAATTTTTTGAACATGAGGATTAAATTTTTGACCACTTATCTTTGGAAAAACCCAATCGTATTTGTCTAAAAGATTTAAAAGTTTATTAGTAAGTGGAATGTAACTAAACTCGCTTGTTTTTTTTGCTCTTATAATAAGAAAATCACCTTGTCTGTACTTCTTATTAAATCTGTGATAATCACTAAACCTTTGTCCTGAGTAAACACCAATTAAAAAAAGGTCTCTATAGTAGTCTAAAAATTTTGAAAGTTTGACTTCTTCTAATACTACTAAATCTTCATCTGTTAAATGAATTTGTGAAGTTTCTCTTTCTTTAATTTTTACATCTTTATAGTCATTGTTTACATCGTAATCATTTTTAGCACACCAATTTAAAAAAGACTTAAACGCTGTTATGTATCTGGAAAGTGTATTGTCTGATATGTCTAAGTCTGTTCTTAAATAACTAATAAACTTCACAAAAAATTTATTATTAAAGTCAGTTAAAGAATATTTGATATTGTTTGATTTTTCCATTTCCTCAATCCTACGATTAAGTACAACGTATTTAGATACAGAATGTCTGGTTAAAGATTGCATTTCTGTTTTCTCTTGTAGAAACTCCTTGTAAAACTCAGAATAATACTTTTTTAATACTGGCTCTTTGACATTATGAAAGTATTTATCAAATTGCTGTTTTACTATTTTTTTAGTTAAAGCCTCTTTGTATTGAGATTTAAGTAATTCAAATGCCCTTTGGTATTCATTTAATGTGTTTGTTATATCTCTGTTTTGTTTTCCAACTTCACCTCTTCTTGTATAAGGTCTTTGTGTTTTTAAATCCCAGTTTTCTTTTTTTATTTTTATCTTTGTATTGTATGCACTTCTTTCGCCTGATAAATAAAAATGGAAAAATAAAATTTTAGTTTTAGAATCGACAAAGAAACCCATACTTACGGTATTACTTACGGTTCAAAAGTATTAAAAAGAGATAAAAAAAAGAAAAAAATAAAAAACCCCAGTAAATATGTACTGTTTTACTGAGTATTTCAAAATTTAAATCAAAGGTTATAGTCCCCTACGGGCTACAATAAATCACGAAAACCCCTGTAAATGCTAGGGGTTTGTTTTTTTACTTACGTTATTACTTACGGTTTAGCTAAAAATTAAAAGATTTTCGTTATATTTGAAATGTAAAAAGTAGTTCACAAAAAACATTTTACAATCTAAAAAGGCAGTTTCATTTTCGTAGATGGGTTGCCTTTTTTTTATAACTCCATCATACGGTTAAAAGCAGTATGTCCACCTATAACAATTCCAACACCTAGTGCTTGTCTTTTAAAATTCTTTGCATAAGCAGCAGCATATGTCGTTGGAGAAATACCGCAACCTGTTTGCATTGCAAAACATCTAAATTTTTTACCTACAAACCACCTTACATATGCTTCTGTATGAGTATGTCCGCATACGCTTGACATCATGTTGTTTTTTGCTTTAGCTTGTGCCTGTCCACCTTCTCCATGCTCATAGAGTACATTGTCATATTCTATTGCCTCTACCCAGTTCCATTGTTGTGTTCCTAATACATCATTATAGCCCCTGATCCATTTTTGTGGCACACCTGCTGTAAACAATTTTCTAGATGCTAATCTATCATGATTGCCAATGCATACATCTGCAACAGGAAAAGCCTCGTACCATCTAGCAATCTTTTTAATAGCAACGCTCAATTCATCTCCTGCTGACATTCCATCAGGGTCTGCTTCGTGGTAACTCCAACCATGTGAATCAATTATGTCTCCTATAAAAATCACTTGGTTGCAATTATAGTTTGCATATTGAGTTTTACAAAAATCTAAATATTCAGGATGTGTAAAAGGTTCGTGAAGATCACCGATTACTAAAATTCTTTTTTCAGCTTTTATAAGGTTATAGTAACTAGGAATTAAATTTGCTGAAATTCTTGGTCTTATTTGTTTTGCCATATTTCTTTTGTTAATAGAACTAATGCTATTAAAAAAACCGCTATGCAATGTGGACAGGTCATCTATGTTTATTATTACCAAATACTTTTTCTACTCCTCTGCTTCCGAAATATCCACCAATCACAATTGTAAGCAATCCTGTAATTTCATCTAATGGGTAACCTAAATACCAACCAACTACGTAACTAGTAGTTAAGAAAACTAAAACTAGCGGTCTTACGTTACTTGCTAACCAAGTTCCAGATCTTGCATCTGCAACCCATCTGCGTGTAACACCATCCATTTCTGCACGCTCTAATTTTAACTTTTCTAAGGCAATTTGTTTATCGTTTTCACTCATATCTGAGCCACCAATAATTGCCTGTATTACATTTCCGACAGGAGTATCTTCTGCTATCGCACCTACAACTTTTGGTATTTTTTGCAGTAAAAAAGAACCTACTGCTGTGTCTTTAAACTTTTTTTTAGTTTTTGACATTTTTTAAAGTGTTTCCTGCTGTTCCGCTAATATGTCCAGATGACATTAGGTGCTTTGGTTTCATCTGTATCAGCGTGTACAAATCCTTTGCTGATTCCCAGTCTATTGAACCCTGCGTCTTGTAGGGCTGTAATAATAAGCCATCTTTCTCTCGAGTTTGAGTAAGCGATATCGACTGCTTTTCCAATAAGGTGAGAAGATTTAATTGGTTTTTTACCAAAATAGATGGCATCGTTATGTTCTTTAGTTCTGTACCCTGAATTGATTTTAAAGGGAATCCCTGCAATTTCACGTGCATGATCGAGCTTTTGCAAGAAATCACTATCCATGTTAACACCACTATTTGGCAGGTCAGGGCTGTCAAATTCTTCATGTTTAAAATATTTAAGACTCATCTTTGCATTTGTTTTTACATCCGCATTTTCCTGACTTGCAGTCATCATATTGTAGTGTCTTACTTAATAGCAGTCTGTCTATTGTATCATCTTGTACTTTGATAAGCATACTCTCAAGCGTATCTTTTGCCTGTACAAGCATTTCTATCTTCATCTCAAGATTGCTAATCTTCTTTTTAGCAGCTTCAAGGTCATCAGGGTTTCTGCCTGTAATACTGGCTATTACCATAGCTATACTTGCTGCTATCATACCTATTAAGGTATTTACTATCTGTGCGTTTTCATTAGGTATTGAATACTTTGTCAGATAAAAAAGTATAATAATAACTAAAAAAAATACTAACAAACTTCCTGCGAAATGTCTTATATCTTTGGCAACTCCATTAGTAGGTAATTTCATTTGTCGTAGGGTTTAGATATTGGTCGGTATAAAGAAGCAAATCTTTCTTTGATGCGATTTATTCTGATACCTTGTATTTGATTTTGTCTAAATGATATTCCGAAAAACATATTTTATTTTTTTAAGGCTTTATAAATTTGTATTACTGTAAAGGTTAAGGTTGCACCCATTACTAGCATTTGTAGAACACCATTTATTTCGCTTACACTAAATGCTAGAGCAAATATGTTCGCAGCATAGAGTCCAAATATCCTCATATCTTCCATTGGAATTATTCTGTTAATTCAACCCATTTTTGTTTTTCTTCATCCCAATCATAAATTTTATATAAATCTGGATTATAATCTTCAGCATTTACATCTGGAGGGTTTTCAGGATAAGTTATGGGGTAAGGTTTTGGTGCTTCCCATTCCCAAGTCGTTTCATTTAAAGTCCAACTATCAAAAGGTTTTTCACTATAAAAAACATCATTTTCAGAATCATAAAAATCTCCTGTACCTGCAAACTTGCTTCTTATTTTATTATTATATGATGTTTGAACCCATATTGTGTCAGAGCCAAAAGTTGATTTTAAAAAATTAATTCCTAATGATTCTTGTTCTTGATTTGACTCATTCTTTAAAATATCATTTTTAACAACTAAAACCTCTGTGACAATATTATTTGAATCTAATTTTGCAAAGTGTGCCATATTTAATGAGTATAAGTTCCTGTTCCTTTAAAAACAATTACTGTATCAGTACCTTCTGTGTAAACATCAGGAGAGCCTGTTGTAGTTCCTGAATAATTTGCAGTAGGTAACCTTAAAATACCGACACCTGAACCTCCTAATCTAGCTGCGGTATTGTAGATAGAAGAACCTCCTGCACCTGTGTTTGGCGTACCTGCTCCTTGTGGTCCTTGAAAGTTTGCTGCCACTCCTCCTCCTTTGCCTGGAGTTGCATAACCAATCGCACCTGTACCTCCTCCTGCATAATAAACATCAGAACCATGTATGTCTCCAACTGAAGATGTATTTGCATTGGTTGCATTTAAAATATTTACTGCGTTACCATCTCCACTATCTCCTGTTGCAGTAGAATAGCCTGATACTTGAGGGCCACCTGCTTGAGCACTTCCTCCTCCGCCTCCTCCATAAGCCGTGTTACCTGCACTACCTGCAAAACCTTGATTTGCGGTTCCTGATCCGCCTGAATGGGTTGAATTTCCACCACCTCCCGAGCCTCCTGATTGTCCTGACAAGTGATAGCCACCTCCTCTGTAGTTTCTACCACCACCACCGCCACCTGTACAACTTATAGATGTTATATCTGCACCTGTAATAGATGAAGTACCTCCCGGTAGTGTGTCTTTAAATCCAGGCGAATTTGTATTCGCACCACCTGCTCCAACTGTTACAGTATAAGTTACCCCTGTGTTAAATACTAGTGGTGTTTCGGCAGAACCTCCACCTCCAGAGGCAGCGTAAGATGTTCTAAGACCACCGGCTCCACCTCCGCCACTTTTTTGACTAAGTCCACCTCCAGAGCCACCTCCTGCAACTAAAAGAAAATGCACATTAGCACCGCCTCCGCTACCACCAAAACTTAATAATCTTTTTCCTAATGCCATATTTTTAAATATCAGATGAATCTGCGGTAAACGTAGCGATTGAATAAAAGAATATAGGGTCTGTAGCTGAATCGTCTACACATTCAATTTGTAGAACATTCGAAGCACTACCATCGTCATCATAATCACCTCCAATTTTATTAAAGGTATTTGTTGAACTACCTGCACCTGCAAGGTTTAAAGTTTGGTTTCCTTTGATTGGAAAAATTGTTATGACTTGCCCTTTGTTGTAGCCAGTAAGACTAATTGTATAGGCTCCTGTTATATCGCCTGATAATTGGAAAAGTGAGGAAACACTACAATCGTAGGACACTGTTCCTGTTAATGTAGTTATTGCAGTTTTTGCTATAAAAACATTTGCTAGTTTTGAATAATCAACTGCATTACCTGCTATTTTAGCAGTCGTTACAGCACTACTTGCTATTGTTAAAGAAGTAGAACCCGTAACATCACCTGTATGAGTTGCGTTAGTTACCTTTGCAGTATTAGCACTAATTTCAGTATTGATTGAGTTTGCTAATTTGTCAGCAGTTACCGCATCATTAAGAATTTTGTCAGTTGTTACCGCATCATTAGCAATAGTTAAAGCTCCTGATGAAACAGTAGCATCTCCGCTTATTGCAAGATTAGTTCCGTTACCAAAAAGAGTATATATCTCATCTGTGTTAGAATTTACGCTTGTAAAAGCTGTTCTTAAAGGGTCTCCTGTACCATCATTTGCACTACTTCCTGTATTTACATTTGTCTTTGCCATATCTTTAAATTATTGTTCTGTCAGCACTTATTAGTGTACTATCACTTATTATAGAAGTTGTATCTACTTTTAAAGCTAAAACATCTTCTGCCCAACAAGCAGGGGCTGAAGCTAAAGGTATTGCATCTGTTGTACTGGCTGTGTTTCCAAACCAAGTAGAACAATATAACTCGCCCCAATTTATAGTATTAGCCATATATTAATATTATTATCTTTTTTTTATAAATCATATTACCCAATCTATTGTATAGGATTCATGTAGCGGACTTACATCAGCATTGCTGTTTGAAAACCATTCAGGAAAATTTCCTGATGCATTAAAATTCATATAATCCAAAAATCTTTGTGTGTAGCTTTCTGCTCTATCTCTTGCAACTTGTATGAGTTCTTTTAACTCTGATTGAGAAACATCTGTAGATGCCTCAGATGTATGCTTAAACACTCCCTTGTTTGATACAGTTACGTGAGCAGTTTTTATAAACTCATGGACTGTCAGATGAACTAAAATTGGTTTTACATAGTCATCTAGTAAGGCTTTATAAGTAGCAGGAAAGGTTGTACCGCTATTTATTAAAGCTGTTATGTCAGATGCAAATTTGTTGTATAAATCTGTTCCGATTATTTCTCTTAAATATTGTGTCTGAGCAAGGTGCATAGCAGGAATTAAGCTGTCAGCATCTATTGATCCTGATAGCATAGTCGATTTTCTTACTACATCCTCCTTACTACAAAATAATACGTCTGCCATTATCTAGGTGTTGTCCAGTTTTTTGGTTTTAAAAATCCTCTGTTCTTCATGTCTCTTGGTCTTTCTGATACTTTAGAAGGTTCTTTTCTTTTACTAGGCTCACTAATACCTTCTTTTGCTCTTTCTTGCTTATACACAGGTTTTGTAAGTGGACTTTTTACATCAGGTTTGATTCCTGCTTTTGCCATGTATGTCTTCCTGAGCCAATAATGTCTACACGATCCACCGCCTTTGTATAGCCATATTGAATATTTACTTGCACCTCTAGGTCCCCAACCTGCGTTTACCTCTTGCTTATCCATTAATTTAATATCTTCTTTGCGATATATTTTTTTTGCAGCTACCATTTTCTTGCAAAAATCTCTAGTGTCTTTTCCGACTATTAGTGGAGCGTATTGGTAGCGAACAATAAATTTTTTACCTGTTTCTGTTTCACCATCAAGGTCGGAGTTTGCATTTGGTCGAGCAGTTCCTGTAGTTGGTGTTGCAGTTCCTGTCGTTGCTAAACTTAACATTTTGTCTAGTGCTTCCTCCTGATCATAGTCAACCTCTCTTTCATCAACTAACTCAAAGTTTTCTAAATCTTCATCCTCTCCTAAATCAATTAAAATCTCAGCGTTGCTTTCTCTGTTTTTTAACTCTTCACTTATGCTTAATTGTTTTTTATTTTTTTGCTCTATTTTAGAAAACAATTCTTGTGATCCATTACCGCTAAACATTGACCTTGCAACATTTATGTCAAACTGAAGCATCTGTACTAAGAAAACAATAGCTTGATCTTCTGTAATTATTCCTTCCTTTACGTTTTGTAGAATTGACAAAGCAGAAGCAATCTGTGCTCCATTGTAAGAAGCTTGTTTGTCTATAATGTCTTGGTCATCCTCTACAACTTCTTCTACTATTGGGGATTGCTCTTCTATTATTTCTCCAGTCTCTTCTTCTTTTTGTTCTTTGGTTTCGATCTCTTCTGTGTCTACAAATTCAATGGGTGTAAGAGTTTCAAAAAACAAATCAAGAGCAACATTGTTTACAGCTAATATGTCATCAATAGCGTTAAGTATAAGTTCTTGATAAGGCTTAATAACAACATTCTCAAAAAGATTGTGTGCGTTTTCTATTTCTTCAGAGTTACTACCTAATCCGTTATTGTTATCTCTAATACCTACTAAAAGAGGTGAAGTGATCCTGTTGGCTAAAAGTAACTTTTTAGAACACTCCTCAGCGATGTAAGAATAGACATCAGCAGCATCACTTACAGAAATATCTTCAATTTGTGTTTTACTCTCTGGAGAATCCGAAAAAGAAATAATTACTTTTTCTCCGTTTGCTCCTGTAAGCTTATTCATAATCTCATTCTTAATGAGATGTTGTTTTTCCTGAGTAGGTACTCCATTTGAAAATGAAACAAGCTTAGTCCCTGAAAAAGAATTTTGTACTTCATTAACTAAATACTCAGAAATCTCGCACTCTAGCTTACTATAATTAAGAGCATTTGCCCAATCTGGTGGAGAATAGTAGTGCATTGAAGGTATAAACTTCCTAATAATATAAATTTCATTGTTTGCACCTGATCCAAACACAGGAATCCTAGTCAGTTCCTCAGGGTTCTCGTAATCACTCCATTTTGGATGGTAATAATACGCTTTTATATTTCCCTTGTCATCAGATTTTTCTGCTCTTAGAGTCTCTCTATTAAAGTGAGAAACACTAACAACCTTTTTGCCTTTGTAAATTACTTGAAAAGCAGCCTCTCCTAAAAGCTTCAAATCCATTGCTACTTTTTGAAGGCATTTTTTTTTAAATAATGACTTCATTTGAGCATACTCATTTGGCTTTTTTGATGCATTGTGAGCATTTACTCCTTTGCCATAGATTTGATTGCTTATACCGTTTATAATTGACCCTGTCGTAGGGCTGTTTAGGTAAGCATCTATAAGTTCTTGGTAGTAATTGTTATCTTCTCCGTAAGAAATAAATTCCTCGTTTGGATTTTCAACTATTTCAGGTGTCTGATAAGCTGAAAGATTAACTATGTGAAAGTCGCTATTAATCATATACTAGAAAATCATTTGACTGCGTTGTGTTCGTAGTGTACTTTCCAGTATTTACTGAATAATCAGCGACTGTCTGGTTTGTAGCAAAGATTTTATCCCTGTACAAAACCTCATTTGTTGCTGTGTTTGTTATCTCTAATAAATAATCTTGATCTACAGTTGAATCTAAATTTAGATTTGCTGTATAAGTGTAATAATAATCTACTGCTGTAAAACTTGAAGTAGTTTGATTATACGCTTCTGTGTTTTGTTGTTCCTTAATCACTTTAAATCTAAATATTGCCGATCCTGTAGGTTCGTAAGAACTTGGTATAAAACTGATAGTATGGCTCGATTGTGTTCGGTCTAATACGATCATGCTTTTTGGTATATAGCTAAGAAGGTTTTTATCCTTCCTGTCTTTTCTAATACCTCTATTTCTTTGTCTAATAATTCTCTATGTAATTGAGTTTTTGTAATCTGTTTCCAATCAGGAGAATCAAAATCTTTTTTTAAATATTGTGTTTTTTCTTTAGTCATAATTATTATTTAAGCGTTTTGGTAGGGTGCAGCCTAAGCATACACCCAAACACAAAACACAATGTTTAACTATTTGTACCAACTGTTATAGTTTCAGTTACACCTGATAACCCTGCAACAGGATTTGCAGATGTACCGCCTGAAATAAACATTGGTGACTCTACTTCTTCGCTTGTAAATTCAAGTGTGTATCCACTTAAATCAGCCATAGCACCGCCAGTTGCGATTGTAGCTGAAGTAAGTTCGTTTCCATGCACTCGACCAAGCCAAAAGAAATTTCCAACACGATCCTCTACTATAATATGCGGTCTTCCGTATGAAATCAATTTAGTTTCAACAGATAACTCTTTCGTTAGCTTTGGCAATACTAAACTCAAAACAGTAGAAAAGTAACTTGTTCCTGTATCTCTCGACACAGTTGCAGTTGTCACCATTGTGTTTCCACTATTTTTTAGTTCGTATTGATAAAAAGTAGCTGTACCACTTGCATTAGTAATTTGATCATCAGAATCTATTGTAAAACCTGTGATTGCACCGAAATTGGTCATCCATGCTCTTACAATGCCACCAACAACATCCTTACAGTTCGTTGCATAGCCTTTTGTTAAATTACACGCCATATCTTAAATTTTTATAGTTAGCATCTCAGCTAACAGTTATTAAGCGTATAGTACTACTTCGCTACCAATACCTATTGCTGCACCTGCAGAACCTCTTAAAATTATTCTTGCATTTTGGCTTCCATCAATAGTGCTCATGTCTAAAGCTGATGCTTGGTTTAACTCAGAAAATAAGCTAGTACCAAAAATCAAATTGTTAGAAGTACCTGCCATCATTTTTGTAGCTGTCATGCCTGGTGAATGCAATACTTTAATTCCATCATAGAAAATTTCTTGCTGTCCTGAAAACCAAGTTTGACCTTTGTTATCTATACCTGTAGTTGTATTAGCACTTCCTGCTGCGCCAAAACCTCCGAGAGCCCTTATGTATTTCTGATAAATAGCTGTTGAAACATATATGTAAAGGTTTTCTTTGCCATAAATAGTAGTAGGAATAGCGTCTACTACTTTACCTATTTCAGTAGTTACGTTTGCAGCAGTTACTGTAGTTGCAGAAACATCTACAACATCAGAATTAGCAGCAGCTAAAGTTTCAAATCCTGAAAATGGAATGTTCGTAGAAGAAGTAGTATTGCTCCAGATTCCAGATTCAATTGCATCTGCTGTTGCATCTACAACATGATCAATTAAAAAATCTCCAAATGTTTTTGGCATACCTGATTTAATACCATTCATCTGCTCAGACTCCCAAGAAGATCTGTAGTTTTTAGCACAAAGTTCAAGGTTTACTTGAAACTCTTTTGGTTCAATTACTACTTCAGTAGTTGTCAATGTACCAGTTGCATCAAAATCGCAAGTTCCCGGTTTAATTAAATTAGCATCGCTAGAAATAACTTGTAAAACTTCTTTGTATTTAATATTATCTTTTATATCAATTGCACCTGAAGCTAAAGTTTTTCCAGTTAGCAAAGCTGCAGTCAGGTATGGCGAACTTGCTTTTCCGCTGTAGCTTGTTGTTATATTATGACTTGTTGCCATTTTTTTATTTTTTAAATGTTAATTATTATGATTCAGATGCCCAAACGCCATCACCACCAGTTAAGTACCAGTCTGTAAGTGCTACCGCTTTAATTGTACACCAATCTCCTTTGTTAGCTGTTGCTTTCGTGTTGATCCAATCTTTATTGTCTACACCACCTGATTGTACTGATCCAACAGTTCCATGAAATGCATCTGTTGCAGCAGGAGAAAGAGTGATAATGTTGTTACCATCTGCACCTGTGTTTCTAAAAGTAAATTCCATACCAATGTTGTTTGCATCAATAGCAGGAAGAGTGATTACTAAAGCATCAGTTGCTATGTTAAATTCTGCACCTGCTTGATTAGCATCGACAGAGCCAGAGGTAGTCAAAGTCTCTTGCTTTGATCTTGCTCTTATTATGTCATTAGAAGTAAATGTTGCCATTATTTATAAATTATTTTTCTTATTAAATCCATTTTAGAATTTTGTGGTTTTACTCTCGTGTATTTATGAGATGACAAAGCTTCAGGGTTGTGAGCAATTGGCTCAACAACTTCTGCATTCATTTCAACATCCTCCACAGATTCCTTTTTCATTTCCTCTTTGCTTTCGCCTAGAGATTTTATTTCTTCTTTTATTTCCTGAAGAACTGCTTTTACTTCTTCAAGTTCTTCTTTAGTAGCGTAGCTCATTTCTTTTTCTTCAGCTACAACTTCTTCAGTTGGTGCTTTTGCTTGTTCTGGTTCTTCTTTAGCTTCTACTTCTTCTTCTGCCTCTGCTTCTCCAATTGCTGCAATTACTCCTTCTGTTTCAACTTTTAAGGTTTGACCATCTTCTAGCATATAATCTCCAACTGGAAGAGCAATAGATTCGCCATCCTCGTTTTTAATAAATACTTGTTGATCAACCTCAAAAGCTTCTGCTTCGATCTCTGTGCCATTGTCTAGTTTCATAACTGCCAATTGCACTTCTTTTGATAAATCCATTCCTAGAACTTCTTTAATCTGGTTTACAATATCTGTTGCCTTCATCTTTAAGGGTTATACTTGTATAGCAATTGACATAGACAAATTCTGTCAAAAAAAATTAACTTTTTTTAGATCGCACCAATTCCTTGTGCGTGCATCTCTCCTGTACAACAGTCTGGATGGTACGTTTTGCGATCCTTACACAAGCAACCTCGCCTTCCACCTTTAGGTGTTATCCTAGATTCTGATTTATATTTCTTTTTCTTTTTCATTTTATAGGGACACAGTTAGGCACTTTTTTTCCATTTTTAGTTTTAAAGCCAACCATTTCATGCCCTGCCCAACATGGTGCTTTTAACTCGTGTTCTTCACAAGGCATGTACCAATTTTTTCCATCTAATTCATGCACGTGAAAACCCTCACATCCAATATTTAATGCCATTTCAGTAGCTTTATCCTCACTTGAGTATGCAAGTCTGTCATCTATAATAGCGTAGCTGTCATTTACTATTCTTGTTTCTAACTCTAGTTCTCCAAGTTCTCTAAGTTTATTTCTACTCCAACCTAATGCAGATTTGCCTCCCCAGAGTAAATATGAAATTGTGCCACAAGCTTTTGAATCATTTGGGTCATAATAAGTTTCTGCTCTTGATAAATAAGAGTACATCCTCTTAATTGTGTTTACTGTAATCTTACCTTTTTTTGCTAAGGTAGATGCTCGAACTTTTCCAACCTGGGTAGCACATTTATTGTTTACCTTATCGTTCATTTCAATGCCTCTCTTTGCATTATTTTGAACACTCTTAGGGTAATCATTATAGCTTACAAGAGCTATTCTCTTGGCAGAAAGAAGTTCTCTAAGTTCTTCTACTAAGATTTCATTTTCTATGTCAACTAAATCTTTGAGTGTTTTGTCTTTGGGTCTTGACATACGATCTGAAAAAAAAGCTTCAATAGAAAAACCTTTGACTTTACCATCTTTAACATAGTCCTGCCAAACAGCATCAGATTCAACTTTCATTGATACCATCCATGTACCTACAGGTACATCTAAGCCATAATGTCTTGACTTATCTTTTTCAGATTCTACTATCCAAGACTCCACCACAGTCATGCCATCTAGCTTAACGTCATGCTCTAGAGTTGCTTGAGATTGATTGCCATTTTTAAAAAACATTTGTGATGCTTTTCTTACAGTCTCTTTGGAGAAGAAGATATAGTATTCCTCATCTTTGTTTTTTCTAAAGATTGGTTTGTTAGGAACTAGAGCAGCACCGACTAAGAGTCTTTTTTCTTTGTCTTGTTCTGCAAACTTGTATTCTTGTTTTTTAAGAGCAATAAAATCTTCTTCTATTGCAGGGTTTTCGACTACCGAAATAGCTTCAACTCCTATGTCGTCATCTTCTAGTATTAATTCTACGATTCTCATAATTATATAGTTGCTTGTTGTTCAATATTTCTATCTAAGGCTTGTGCTGTGCTTACATCGTTACTTACTACAAATGCCTTAACAGGTTTGCTTTCGTTTTGTCCAAGTGCTACTGCTAACTGATTTTCTGGTGCTGCACCTACTACGTTAAAAGCAGGTGGGGCAGGAGGGGTTGCTCCTGCAGGATTACCACCACCGCTACCGCCTCCAGAGGCAGATGGTTTAGGTACAGCCATAATCGCTGCTAATTGACTTGCTGCCATAGCACCTGCAAGTGCTGCTTGTAGAACAGGATAAGCAGGATTTAAAGCTGTTATGGGAGATTTTTGTGCTGTAGTGTAAGCATTCTGTACTCCTTCTATACCTCCCATTGTAACCTGTGCTATACTTACCGCTTTGCCGATAGCAGAGCCTTCTCCTGCTAATGAAACAATATTGCCTAAAGTAGCTTCTTGTTGCTCTTCAGCAGCTTTTACTTCTTGATCTCGTATTTTTTTATTATCAGCATCATCTTTTGCTTTTTGATCTTTTATTTTTTGTGCTGCATCTAATTCTTTTTGTGCATTTTCATCTATTAAATCTTGTTGCTCTTTAAGAAGTGAGTTTGTATTTGTTAATTGTTCTGCTCTAAGTCCTGTAACATGAGCCTCAACATCAACAAGTTCTCTTTGTGCGTTTATAAGAGCAATTTGTAAGTCAAGGTTGTTTTTATCAATAGCAAGATTTGCCTCCGCAGCATCAACTTGCTGTTGAGCATTGTCCATCATTGTTTTTTGCTGTTCATCTAAAATTTCACCGAGTTTTACATTAGCTGCAATCCTATCTTCAATAGTACGTGAAACATCATCTCTAATTTGTCTTTGCAATTCTGCATCTCTATCGTACTGCTGAAGAAGTTTTGCGTTTATAGCCTCAGCAAGTTGTGCTTGTGTATTAAGATCAGATTGTCTTTTTGCAGCATTAAAAGTTTCTTTTGCGTAATTCTTTACACTCTCTGCAACCTTTTCAAATGACTTGTCTTGTCCTGTAATAACATCAATAGATTCTTTGCCTGCTTCTTTTAGTGATTCAACAGCACCAGAAAAATCTCCTTTAAACAACTTAACTACTGCTTTACCCAAAAGACCTGCTACATCTTTCGCTTGATTAAAACGATCAATAAGCCCCTGCATAATCGTATCTTTTAACTCTGAGAAGCTTGGGATGGATATATCAGTTATAAAGCCTACAAGGTCATTAAAAACGATTTTAAGACCATTCATGGCAACGCTCATAGCATCTACTACAGTTTGATTGCTCATAAACAACTCTGTAAGCTTTTCAAAGATCAAAGAACCTGCTTTAAACAGTCCACCAGTTAAAACAGCACCAACTCCAGAAAGAGCAGTTTTGATCCCTCCAACACCTTTAGATGCTTTTTTAGATTCTTTGCCTACATCAACCAATTGCTTTTCAATGCCATCAAGTCTTTTTACAGCATCGCCTAGCTTAGCCTCTAGTTCTAATGTTATTTTTTCTGCCATTTTTTAAGTAGTGTTAATTTGAAAACCTCGCTAAAATTCTCAGGTATTTTATTCTTTCCTAATGCGATATTTGTTAGGTCTCCTTTTAGTTTATTCTCTTTTGCTATCTCAAGCAATTCTATAATATCTCTTATCATAATGTTGTTCCAGTTTGTAGAATACCTATTACATCAGATGTTCCATATAAAGGGTTAGTATTAGTCCTTACGTAAGCTTTCCAGTAAATCGTTGTACTACTTGATAATCCTGTAATTTGTGCATCAACTTTTTTTGGCACATCGGGTATTCTATCAATTTCTGTAGTTTCAAATTTTATGTGTGTTGCATTCCCTGCTCGAAGAGTAGTGTAGGTAGTGGGTGTCAAATCTGAAGCTGTCGTAGAGTGAAAAATTCCATATTCGTTTAATTGTCCTACCTGTCCAACTTTTCCAAGTGTCTGTATATAAAATGTTGTGTATATTATTGAAGAACTTACAGCAGTTGTAAACGATCCAATCGTAGCAGGTGTGACAGTAAGAGGAGTATCTATTCTAACGACTTTAGGCTGTGTACCTGTATCCAAATCGTTAGGTATTACTTCCCTTGTAGATAACTGATCAAAGCCATCTTTTTCACACTCTCTGTCTATTGTAATCTGATATAACTCATCTATCCTCTCTGTTTGATCTGCTGTAAGACATAAAGGTGCGTTAGGTTGTGGGCTTGATTGAATAGAATCTGGCTGTAATATAAACTTGTCAGGAATAATAGTTTCTTGTTCTACAAGTTCACCAAGAGTTGTTCTGGTGTTTATTAGTTCTAGCTTAGATTCCCCTGTTTCAAAGTTTGTTTCTATTTTGTTGATTAGGTAGATTACATCAAAAATTCTAATCTTGTCCGCTAAACTTAGATTTGTAATAATAGACAAAGGCAAGAAAGCATTTGTTTTTTTTAATCTTCTCTGTAAGTCAAATATCTCTGTTATATACTTTTGATAATATTCAGAAAATAAAGTTTTTTCAAAAGGCACTTCTGCAAACTCGTTTGTTTCTGCATTAAAATGTATAGCAAATGAATCTGTTGTTGATACAGAGTTAGAAGGTATGTAAGCACTTGTAAACTGAGTCACATTTCCCTCTAAGTCTTTTACACCCATGTCAAGGGTTTGCAAAATAGGGTAGAACAAAAGGGGTTCACCCATAAAAGCATCCTGCTTAATGTCTGCACTCCATCCCCATTGTATGTTTGTTTTTACTGATCCTGTTAAATTTCTAAGTCTTTCATATTTAAAATGTTCAAAAGGAAGTTCTACGCTAAAAACTTCTCCACCAGTTTCATCTGTTGTTTTTTGTTTTACGCTTCCCCAATCTGTATTAAATAATTCTTGATGTGATGCTGCAAAAAAGTTTTCTAATCCCTTGTAGGAAAAGTCTATTTCCCTAAATGGAATAACTGTTTCTACGCTTTGTTTAGTTTTATCTACATACTCGGTAATGTTCCACAGGTTTGTACTGCTCTGATAAAAATTATCAAGGCTGTTTATATTTACAACATCGTTTTCATCAACTGTCGCTGTTAAATTAAACATCTTAAAAAGACCTGAGATAAAGTCTATCACTTTCATGTCAGGCATCTGAGAAGCTACATTAATCTCTGTATCGGTAGAACTAACAAAAGCTGTTGCAGTAAAAAGAGTCCTTCTTCTTTTGCTTGTTGAACTACCTGCTGTTCTAACATCTCCTTCTAAATCGTAAGTTCCAGAGTCCCCAATTATAGCAAGTGTAAATCTAGCCTTTGCTTTTCCTATTCCTATTAAATCTCCTCCCTCTTGTATAGATGACCATTTAGTGTTGCCTTCTACATTTCCAGTCACGCTTTTCCATTCCCTTTCTAACTCGCCATCTTTGTATAGTTGAACAGTAAAAGGGTTTGTGTGTGGAGGGGTAACTATTACACCAAATCTTCTTTCTAAATTTTGCTCTGCATCTATATAAAAATCATTCCAATTAACACGAACAGTTCCACCTCTTAAAATATAAGTCTGTTGAAAAAGTGCTGCAAATATTGGATTGCTATCTGTAGGGTCAGGTTTATCTCCTGCCTTGCTGTTAAGCCACAGATAAAGATTGTAGAAGTTTTCGTTTGTAGTAGAAAAAAAGTCTGTACTAAAGTTTATTTTATAGGTTTCCTCAATTGCTCTTGTTATTGCATAAAGTCTAAGAGCAGGTTTTAATTGGCTAATCTCTAATCCGTAGTCTGCACTAGAGCTATTGTAAGCTATGTTATTTAATGTTTCAGAGTTTACATTACTTGAAGTAAAATTAGTGTTATAGATCAGCCTCTTTGTGTGCGTGATAAGAGGAAATAAAATAGCATCTGTATAAGTTTCTGTACCATCGCTTATATCAAGACCATCAGTCATGTATGTTTTGATATTTGTAGTGTTATAACTGTAGGAAAAGAACTGCTGTAAGTATGTTAGACCTGAAAGCTTTGCATCTCCTAACAGGTCTTTTAAGATTATTGTATTGCCAAAGAAAGTTACTTTATAAGTGTGTGCCTTGTTGTTTTTTGTTGCTGCTCCTTCTAGTTTTATTTTTCCCTTTTTAAAAGGCTTGTAATTAAGTAATAACTCAGCAGGCTTTTTTTGTCTAGCATCAAACCCTATAATCATTGGGTTATGAAAATGCTTAAATATTTTGTTGTTTTTCTTAGATGCAGGAACTTGAAAAGATCTGGTAAACTCAATACCTACTTTGTCAAGATTCATTATGTCTTGAATCGACTGAGTAAGAGTTACAGATTCATCCTTAAATAGATCAACCTCCTGACCTTCGATAAAAAGCTGTAGGTTTAGCATTATCGAACATTGTTTATTTTGTCAAATGCAAAATCTATGTCAATTGTGTAGTCTATAAGTCTATCATTAAGAACTGTTTTCATAGTCATAGATTTGGTTTTCATTATTATGGGCAGAGTTTGACTGTCAATTCTAATCCAAGTATTTTCAGATAGAAACAATTCCTCTATAGCACTTGTAAAATCCTCTTTGACATATCCTGTGTTAAGTGTAAGAGAGGTTTTAGCATTTGCATTGTATCTTCTCTCTTGTCCTTCATAGACATTGTAAGTAACACTAGAATTGCTTACAGTATTTGCTTTGTAGGTTTCATCATTTACAGCAAACTTTTCTGTAGTCTTTTTAAACACCCAAAGGTCTTGGTAAGCACCTAAGCGATTGACAAAGGTTATTTTGTAAGGAGTAAATTTCGGTTCACATACGTTATTTACTACGATTGTTTTAACTACAGTTGCATCATCTGTTCCATAGATTACAACATTATCTGTTGTATTAGCAGGGACAGTTATGTACTGAATCTTTTGATTAGTATTTCCATCATCTGTAACCTGTGTTGTTGTTGATCCAATTACATACTTTCCAACACCTTCTGCAAATATTGGAATCTTTCCTGCTGTGTCATCAGGTAGATAAATGTTGCTTGTAGTTATTAAAGCATTTGTACTAAGTTGTGGGTTAATCTGATCCTCAAAATATCCGTATCCCTCAAGTGCTAGGTAGTGATTTGTGATAGGCGATCCATAGGTAAAGACTATATTAGCATCATCTTTAAGTGTTGCGATTGTTGTTACCCAGAGAGTTCTTGAAATGTAGTCATTGTTAAAAGTTAGGTCTAAGTAATCTCTTACAAGTTCAGAAACCTCAAAGATTATATTTGTATCGTTTGTTAGTTTCTCTTTTGTAATTGTGTATCTCAAATCTGAATCAGAGTAAGAGCCTTGCGTTCCTGAGTAAATATAAATTTGTAGGTCAATTGTTTTTAAAGGCATTATACTAATCTTGAAAAGGTTCGACTTGTAGAGTTCACACTCCATATTTCAGAGATATAACCAGTAAGTTCCAGTTTTATCCAGTAGCTTTTAGACAAGCTATCCCAGTAGCTAAGTTGATAATCAGGTGCATTTACCCATGATTTGTTCTCATAGCTTTCTGAAATTCTAATATATACACCCCCTGTTGGGTTTGGTGTTAATGGATCAGTAGCATAAAATTGTGTTTGATTAAGCAATGAAAAATTATTACTATTGCCATAAAGGTTACGTTTAGAATAAACTGCTGTATTTATATTATCTAAAATTGCAGAACTTGTCAATCTTAATTCTAAATTACAGGCTGTTACTCTTAAATTATTTTGTTCTAGGTCAAGATTATACTGTAAAACCCTTCCTGATGATCTATCACGCTGATTTATTGTATTCATATTATACCCTGCTGCAGTAAATTGCTCGTTAGTCATAAATTGCCAACTTTGTAAAGCAGCGTACCATCTCACATTACCTTGAGCTGGAATATCTGGTGCAGGTTGTTGCATTGTTATTGTGCAACTTATATCACTTCCTCCGCTATTAGAGTATCCACTAGATGGTGGGGTTATAGAAAAGGTTACATCTCTATCTGTGTTTGTAGATACATTAGAAAACGATATTGGACTAAATGCTGTGATCGTTCCTTTGTTTGCTGTCCCTTTTTTAATACTTCCATTTACTGCAATACCTTGACCTGTTAACCCTGCATCAGTACAACCAAAAGGAGGTAGGGTAGTAGATGGCTGTGAAAAAGTCTTTGAGCATTCAACTGTTGCCCCTGTATTACTAAACCCTGTAGGAACTGTTATGTCAAAGAAAAGAGTAACATCTCTAGCTGATCCTGTTGTGTTTGCTGAGTAAGATGTAATAGTTGATCCTGCTGATGTACTTTTCCTAGCTGTGATAACACCTTCAAGGGTAGGGTCTGTGATTGCTCCCGATTGACTTATTGCTCCTCCTGTTAAAAACGCATCGGCACAAGCAAAAGCTGATACTGAGGTTGTAGTAACTTGTATAGTCTGAGTAGCATCGCAAGTAAGATCATTGCCATCAAATGCTGTTACTGAGATTGTTTTTACTCCTGCTTTACTTTGAGAGAATAAGCTTAAAATATCCCCATCAATAGAAGTAGCGACAAAATCTGTAAATGGGTTTCCTATAACATATCCCTGAATACTACCAGTAAAATAACTTGTAAGGGTTATTGTTGCAGTTGCCCCTCCTGTGTTTAGTGATTGGTTAGGTATTGATCCGTTATTTGTGATTCCTCCTGTGCAGGTGTAAGCAGGTTGTGTTGCTGTTGCAGAGCAAGTAAGTATTTCATCACCTGAGTTACTGTAGTTTGAAGGTATGGCAACGGAAAAATTAACTGTTCTACTTGTTGGTGAGCTTACTGTTGCAAACTTTGTATTTGAAAAGTCGGATGCTGTGCTTGTGTATGATTTAAGAGTTCCGAAGTCTGTCGTAGGTAACTGAATTGCACCAAACTGATTAACCTCCATGCCTTGCAAGTTTACAAGTGTACAAGTAAGGGCAACCGTCGGAAGGGCAGGTTCTGTGTAGGAAAGATAGTGTGGGCTTCTTGCGTTTATTTTTGTACTCATTTCTTAGTAAATTCTTTAAATCGTTCTTTTACATCTAGGGCAAATGCCTCAACAATTTCTTGGGGTAGGTTTTCGTAGGCTTCATCAAATGATCTAGTAAAAAACTTTTTAGCAGGGATTCCCTTATTGTAGATTTTCCTTGAGATTAGATAAGTCATAGATTGGTAACTCATAAACTTGCCATCCTCTGTTCTAAACTGAAACCTCTTAGCTTTTACCCATTTGTTAATGCCTTCTCTAAGGCCTCCATCTTTATTCCCTGATCCAAACCTAAAAGGTGATCCCTTTGATGGACTATAAGTCGATGTCTTGCCTTTTACACCCTGATCTACAAACTTTGCATAGTCTACATCTTTCATAAATGGGAAGCGGACTAGGATGCTGTTTTCAAAAACTTCTACATTAGAGTCTATTGCGTTATAAAGCTTTCCCTTTGAAGATGCTTTTTTCTGAAACTTATATTTTCTGAGAAACCTTTTCCTAGAATTGTCTTCGACATACTTAGCAAAGTCATCAAAAACTATCTTAGTAAATTTCATAAAGTCGCTTAGAGTAGCCATTAGCACTTTGTCATATCGTTAGCAAGGTTAATTGTAAAGTCTGCACTTACTCCTGCTAGGTTGTTTTCAAATCTTTCTTTAAATGGTGTACAGCTTAATGATCCTTCTAGTTCGTAGTTTGCATGATAGGTTTCTGTTCTAGATAATACAGCCTGGAGTCTTGCTGCTACGTTTATCATGTTGTTAATCGCATCAAGTTCGTTGTCATTTCCCCTGATTAAATCACTAGAGGATTCTTTTGATAGATCAACAATATCCATAAGCAAAAGACTTAGAGATAACTGTATTCTGTTTGTCTGTATGTCTATACTATCAATAATTAAGTGAGCCAAGGGGAACAGCGTTTTCTTGCTCAAATCGACTTCATAGATGTCCCCCTGACTGACTTTGTTTATAAAAGGTTCTGCATTAAGAGCAGTCTTAATATCTTCAATTACTTTAAAATATGTGTTCATAGTGTTTTTACAAAAATTGGTGTTAAGTCTTCGCTTCCCTCGATTTTAAGTTTGCTAAAATCTTCTAACCAATCTAATGCAGAATTAAACTCTAAGTCTGGGTTTTTCTTTATGATGCAGTCTAAAGCCTTCCAAAAGTCGTATATAGCAATTTTAGGGTCTGAACTACTTACACCAATTAGTGCAGCATCAAAGCCATCTGATAAAACTATTTCTTCATCATCTTCAAGCAATCGCCTTTCATAAAGCGAATCAACTAAGTTGGTTTTGTCTAGCATTTCGGATTTGGGTTTGTTCGAGTTCATTCTTTTCTTTTACAAATGTCAACCATGTAAGGCAGGTGTTAACTCCGAGCCTTTCAACTTCTTCAAACTTTGTGATGTCCTCTCTAGCGAGGCTATACATCGAGCTATACCATCCCCATTTTGCTCCAAAACTTGAACTTGTCGTGGGGTAAGCTTCTTCATCTTTTTGGCTGAATAGTTTAGGATAAGTTGCATGAGTTCGTTTCTTAAATTCCACAAAAAAAAAATCGCACCAAAGGCTACATCCAAAGGCATCTCTTTCATAAACTCTTTTGTTTCTCCATCGTACTCCTCAATCAGATAACTATTGTTAAATTTATCTTTGATGGGTCGATACAAAACACTCATAGCTTTGTCCATAGTATCCCAATCCCCTGTAAAGGTGTCTGCATCTACAAACTCGCCAAATGTCATCTCTGAAAGCTGTGGATGAAAACCAAACTGTTTTCCGCCAAAGTCAAATATCTTTTTCAGTTTAGGCTTTTCATTAAACATTTTAGAGATTGTATCTACTACCTTTTTAACAGAACTGTATTTAATCTTATTTACATCTGCTAGGGGTATGCCACAAAATATCTCAACCATCTTTTTTTGCAAGAAGTCTTGGTCTGTATCTTCATTAAATATCTTGCTGAATTTCTGGTATTGTCCTAGAGTGATTTCAGAAAGTTTATTCGGTACGTTTATTTTCTGTGTTACCATCTTTAGTGTGGTTATATTATATAAGCAATTATGCTACGGTTTTTCTGTCTACTTTTTTTAAATAATATGATATTGTCCTGCATAAGGGTTTGCTAATTGATAAGCAACACTATAACGGATTGCATCAATGCAATGGTCAAAATCTGAAATTGGAGTTTGGCTTTTCTTTTCTAGCCATCTATAATTATTTAGTTCTTTTATTAGATTTTTACTTTCAGGGTCGACTATCAGATCATAGTCTAGCATTAAACTTATCCCATAGATAACTGAGCCTTGTCCTTTGATACTTGCTTTTACATTTGATTTTAAAGCCAATTCGTGAATTAGTCTTGGTGAAGCTGAATCTGCGATTATGAGATTATCCTTCGCATGCTTTTGATATAAATCAGAAAGTTCAGATGTTGTCAATCCTTTTAAATAAAAACACTCTTTTAAATAAATGATTTTGTTATCCTTGTCAATACTAGTTAAAATTAAAGTTGATGGATCTGTAGAAAATCCGAAATCTGCACCTGCTACAATTTTTCCAACTTCTTTAAAATCTCCTAACTTCCAGTTCTCAAAAATTACTCCCTCAGCTTTCGCTTGCCATCCTCCTAGAACTTGGTGCTTGTATCTCTCAGGTCTGCGTAATTTCATTTGTTCGATCCTTTGCAGGAAACTTTCAGAAAGGTTTTTAATATTATCTAAGTAAGTTGTGTGTATGTAGGTTGTATCATCTTTAGAGCCATTAAAACCACCTTCTACGCCCTTCGATTCAAAAAATCTAGTATATATCCAATGCTCCTTAGTTGTGGGGTTTAAAATCATTATAACACGGTTTAAAACACCTTGCTCTCTAACTGATAAATCTATCTTGTCAAAAACATCCTCGCTGTTTAACTCTTCTGCCTCATCCATTACCCAAGTAGAAATGCCTGTAAGTGATTTTAAACTAGCTGTCTGATCTCCACTAGATGTTTTTAATCCTCTAAAGATTATTTTGCTACCAGTTTTTTTATGTATTATTTCATCCCTTGTTACATAAAATTGATCTATCATATTTGCCAATTCTATTTTTTCTATAAATTCTGGTATGATTGATATTGATGCAGATCGTAAAGTGTATCTTGTAAACAATACACTATGTCCTGTTTCTTCAGATATTAAAGCAAGAACTATAAAGCAAATAGAAAAAGATTTACTGCTTCCTCTGCCTCCTGTTACGATAAAGTACCTGCTATCATTTAGAAACGGTTTTAGGTATTTATCATGTATCTGAATCGTTTGATCTAAATGCACGTATTAAATCCTTTAAGTTTCCTGTATTTTCTCCTGTTTGATTAACTTCAAAATTTTCAATTAATTTGCCATAGCCATTATCTAAAAGCCATTGTGCTGCTCTTACATCTCCTGTTCTTGCTTTTTTCAGCATAGCTAATACAACTAATTGAAATTGATTTAATATTTCTTCATTTTTTGTTATAGGATTTACAGCCTTTTGCTCTAGTGATAAAATATCTAATATTGTTTTACTTCTATTTGGCACACCTTTAGGTCTACCTTTTGGATTGCCTGATTGTCCCTTTTTAAAAACTTTTAAGTTTTCTTCGTTAGCCATTATTTCTCTCTGTTTTCTCTCTGTTAATTTTAATTTTAAAGGGATTTTTAAAGCCTATACTCCTTTTATTGGCACTTTAATTATTGGGTTGATATCAAAAGTTTTCTTCTTTTTTCCTTTTTGTGTTGTATCAGATTTTACAATGTCTGTTCCCCATTTACGTTGGAAGATTTTAAATTGTTCTTTCTCTTTTGCAATTGTTCTATAATCAGCACAACCTCCAATGTTTCCGTGATCCTTTTTGACCAGATGCACAAAATTGAATCTAATCAGCTTTCTGTACTTATGTAACGTTTGTAAAGAGAAATCTAAATCTTCTTTCAAAGGTATTCTTTCATCAAAGTTGCATTCATTATTTATGAATCCCATTAAACTGCCAGAAATCCAATTTGTAAAACTGATTGGTGTGTACTCCCTGTATGATCCTTTATCTCCAACAATGTTTACCCCCCAGAGTTTGCAATTTGCTTCTTCACAAAAATTGAAAGCCATTTCAAAGAACTCAATAATGTCATCGATCTTTTTTGGATAAGGTAAATCATCTTTTTTTGTCCATATTTTTATAGCTTCAATGTCATCATCAATGATCAATCCCTTGTCCTTTACGAGTTCATCTTTTATGTAATTTCTTACCCTTGAAATATTGCCCTGAATTCCATCTGGCAAGATGTGCAAATTCACATTATTTTTTTTGTAATCTTTTTGATCCTTTTTATCAATACAATAAATTACTTCAGGAATTAATTTGTGAGTTTTTAATCCATTAGGTCTTTTGTAAGATGGACTGTAAATCTTCATATGCCTTTGATTGGAGTTTTATATTCCCATCTTGTTTTGTTCCAAGTTGTTATTGGAAAGCCAAATTTTTTATTTATAAATTTATGTGCTTTTGTTCTGTCTGATTCATCCCAGCCTATAACCGAACCCTCGCCTCCTTCTTCTCCATAACAAATTGCAGCAAATTGATTCATTTTTAAAATTCTTCTATTTCTTTGCATTTTTTGTACCCAAAAATCTAAGTCACCATTTACTCGCATTCTTTCATCATATCTTAGCCCATCATTGACATTTAATAAAACCATTTGACAAAAAAACTTTGTTAAACTAAATGGTGCAAAATCTTTATTTTTCATATTATCCTCTGTATAATCAAACCCAGAAAATGTTATGTTTGAATCTTCCATCATTATCTGCAAAATTTCCATTACTTCCAAAGCTTGATCTCCAGACAAAACCCCCCTTTCTTTTTTTCTTTTTAGATAAAGTAGATCATCATCAATCATCCAACCAATGCCATTTGGTTCTCTTTCTTTTATTAAATCGATTACAGCATTTCTTTTTCTGCACTCTGATCCATCTTGTTTATCTGGTATTGAAAGAACAGCATCTCCATATTTCTTTCTGTAATCTTTTTCCTGAGATTTAGGCACAATTATATGCCCTGTTCCTAAATAATCATACGTCCTAACAATCTCTGGTCTTTTATAAGAAATGATGTAAATGTTATTCATCCTTGAGGTTCTTTAGATATTCCGCTCCATTTACAACTCTTCCAACTCCCTTGCTCCAAGGTTTGCCATTCTGTCTTTTTGAATAAACCGATTTCAGTTTGAAATGAGTTTGAGCAGAAAGCCAATCAATATCATTGTCAAATGTTAAAACAACATAGTTGTGAGATTCATCCAAGTATTCGCTAAATTCTATTTCTTGCTCTTTGATGTCTTCTTCTTCTCCTTCTATAATTGGAACATCCATACCCCATGCATTAAGGTCTTCTGCTTCAAATTCATTTGCTAAAATGTCATTGTCCCATTCTCCTGCAGAAATATTGTCTTTAATTACAAATTCTTGTTTTTGTTTATCAGTCCATCCGATAGCTTGATCAATCCAAACTTCTTTTAATCCTGCATCTTTTGCTGCTTTTAGTCTTTGATTACCTCCTAACGTTATCATGTTTTCATCAACTACAATAGTCCTTATTTTCTGCATTTCAGGAAAACTTTTCAATGATTCGACTAAATCAAAATATTTTTTGTTTTTAATTAATCTTGGGTTTTTTTTTGATGGCTTAATTTCTCTTAATTCGACCTTTCTTTTTTCTACGCTATTCATAATTTTTATTTAATAATTAATTATTTCCAGTCTTTTCATACTTATCAAACTCTGTTTTTAATTCGTTAATCATATTTTTTAGACATGAAGAGCAGTTAGAAGGAGTTTCTTTTCTGTTAAAAATCCTGTTTGATATTTGATAAAGCATTTCTTTTTCGTCATGACTTTTTAGTCTTGAGCCATTGTAGTTTAGAAAAAAGCTGTCTAAGTATTCAAATTCCCATTGAAACATTGTACCCTTGTAAGCAAAATATCTGTTTAGAGATGCTTGCCTATCATCACAGCCACAATCTTTTCCTGTTGCTTTCTCGTACTCTTTAGCCAACTTGTCAAGTCCTAAATATCTGGCAGCCTTTTTTACTGTATCTCCTAAGCCTTTGCTTTTACTCATAGTATTGATCCTTTAGTTTGTCCTTTATTTTAACCTTACACCGCTTTACTGTTCTATGAATTGTTGAATAAGAAATGTTAGTTTTTTTGCTCATGTTAGTTTTGTGTAATTTGAATTCGTATCTGTACAAGTCAAATAGCTTACGATCAAACCAGTAAAAAGTATTCACATAATCATCTACCTGTTGGTAAATGCTTTCTTCATTTTCAAAAACTCTAGGCATTTCTATTAATTTCTTTTTTTCATTTTCAGTCATTCCTTTGTAATTTAAAAAGGTGTATTTCTTTTCTCTTTTTAAAAAATTCAAATAGGTATTCTTAGACATC